GTCGTAATTCTCCACCGCATAGCCGGTCGCCCTCTCAAGTATCTCAGAGGCGGCGCGTCCTACCGGGTCGCTGTCCTTGAATTTACGGGTTATCTCAGGATTGGGGGTCGCCGCATATAAAGCGGGCTTTAAGGTTTCGACGTTCGACCACAGAAGATTGAACTTGCGTCCCCCCTTCTCACTTGAGGGGCGCTCATCACGATACCGCTTGATAACCTTCTTGGCCTGTCCCTCCCACTTCTCCCGGTCCTTCTCGGCCATGCGGATTTCGATATCCCAACGGTCATATTCACTCTTGGCGTCGGCTACCGTCTCAAGGGGTTCGTTCAAATCCTGCCTCGTTCCTCTGGTTTCGCCGTTTTCCAGGCGTCGTTCATGGTCATAGTCTGCATGGTGCGTGGTTCTTCCGGCTTGGCCGGTTTGGGGGCAATCTCCCGCCACCCCATTGCGAGGTATCGGAAGGCGTCCGCCGCATGGCTTGTCCAGTCATGCAGGGGGCGATCCCTGAACACATTGTTCTTTTCGTCAAAATCCGCCCGGTATTGGCGCAGTGCCTCGATACCGTCCCGGCATTTCACCTCGTCGAAATACATACGGGGCAACAAAACCCTTGCGGCGTTAATACCGTCATCAATCTTGTGGGCAGGTATCAGGCGCGGCTTGCGGCCCAAACCCTGCAAGGTTTCAATCCTTGTGCGCCCGGTTCCCAATTCCCGCACCTTGGCGTCATGGGGAACCCAGTCAAACTTGTATTTATAAGGCTTGCTCTCAAGCACCTTGGCGTAATGGCCGAGGCTAAAACCACTGTTCTCGTAGAAATCAATGACGCGGATTTCATTGCCCGCCGCCTGCCAGAACCAGATAGCAGTTGAATCCCCTATCCCCAAATCCCAGACCGTGTGGACTTCCAGTTCCGGGTCATAGGGAACATCACATATCCGCCTGTCCCGTTCCGCGTCGGCTATCTCCTTGCCGAAATAAGCCCCGGCAATCGCCGCCTCAAAGGAACACTCATATTCCTGGGCGTATTGCCCCGGCGTCATGTCCTTACGAGCCAGACCCAGCTCCTCGTCGTCGATCAGACTGGTTTCAGAGGCCCGCAGCATCATGTCGAACCACTTGGGGTCTTTCACAGCGCCGTCATACACATCGAAAAAGGCGTTGCGCCCTTTCGGGGTGCCGATAAACACCGCCCAGCCCTTGCGATCCGACAAGGCCGGTCTGACAACCTCCCCCCATGTGCGGGGGTTCATGTCGGCGTATTCGTCGAGAATCACCCCGTCAAGATAGATACCGCGCAACGTGTCCGGGTTGTCGGCCCCGTAGAGCCGCACACGCCCCCCGTTCCAGAAATCTATACGGAGTTCCGACTCATTGGCTTCGGCCAGCCCTGCCGCCATTAACGGCGCAACCGCCTCCTTTAGATACGTCCAGGCAACATCCTTGGCCTGCTTGTAAAGGGGCGCGATATAGGCAAAGCGCGGGTTCTTGTTTTCACAGCGTAGAGCGAAGTCCACAAGATCGTGAACGCACGCCACGGTCTTTCCCGCCCGCCTGTGGCAGACAAGGGCGGCGAACCGTGTTTCCCTCTTGTGAAATGTTACAAACTGTTTCCGTGGCCGATAGCCGAGATCAATCTGCGTCACGCGGAACGCCGGTGAATACCGACACGGACCCGGAATGCTCTACGTCCTGCTTTTCAGACCACCGCATCCTGGCCTTTGTCCACCAGATTAAAGCCGTTGTGTCGCCGCTTGTGGCCTTCTGGTAAAGGGTCTGCGCTATCTTGGCGTTTGCTTTTGTGGCCGCCGTGTCCAGTTCTTCGCGGTAGTGTTCCCGTAAGGTCTTGGGCGCAACGCCTATCACCACCGCAATATCATCTTGCAGGATACCGCCCGCCGCCATAGCCTCTACCGTCTTGCGGCTTTGGTCTGTAGGTTCGTGCTTGGGCCTTCCACCTTTATCTTTCATTCGGCACCCGTTGATTTTGGAGCGTGGCGGTCAGTGCTGCCCTGCCGCTGTGCCGCTGGAACGGCCATCGCCTGCTTGCCACGCTTAATGCCTTTGTACATGCCCGCACCCGCTTCCTCAATTGCGCTGAATGGCAATTCAGGGACGGTCAGCCTTTCTCGGCACGCCTTATCTAGAAAATAGATATACCTCATCTGGAAACCGGGCAATGTTTCGGAGCCGGAAAAATCCCTCTTGCTCGTCCCGTGCTTCGCCGCAACGCTACCATCTGCGAGACGCACAATGGTACTGTTCTTCTTCAACCCACAAAGGACAAAGCCGCTGGCTCTGTAGATAGTCCCGTCCCCGCATTGAGTGCCGTCCGCGAAGGATACCACCCACTTGATCTGCGGATATTGTCTTTTGATAAGCCGAAAGGCCACCCCTATTGCGCGGCTCTCGCTGTTACGCGGCAGCCTCTCTCCGAAGGCCATGCGATTTAGTTCCAGCATGTCGTTCCATTTGGCTCCGGCGACCAGACCCAACAAATTGCGCCTATCAATTGGAGGGCCAAACTGCATAGCACCCTCTAAGCGCCCATCAAGGAACACGCCCATATGCAGCTGACTATTCTGCACCACCTTGCCGCTGTAATGGATACGCCTAACAAGGGCCGCCGCGTCTTTTGCGGATATTGGCTCGACACGCAAATCTTTAGCCGACGCCATATTGCCCCACAAACATCTCACAAACGCGGGACAAAGCGTTCCCGTTCCCGTTTTCGTTTGGTGAGTCAACAAACTCGCCCATCTCTTTGGCTATACGCAAGGCGTTAGAAACACTGTCGGCCTGCTCGTCGTGAAGTGTAAACGTCATTTGCTGGAAAGGTGACTTTTCACCATCCGGGAGGTCCGGGTATTCATCAATTGGCGTTGGGTTTAATGCGTCTAATTCGCCTTCATCGAAGCCAAGGGCTCCAATGTCAAACCCAAGTGCATCTAACTCGCCGATCTCACAGCGCAACAAATCCAAATCCCACCCGGCGTTCAGGGCCAGCTTGTTATCAGCAATAACCAGGGCTTTGCGCTGCGCCTCGGATAAATGGTCAAGCGCGATACAAGGCACATCATCCATGCCAAGTTTCTGCGCCGCCAAAAGCCTGCCGTGGCCAGCGATAATTCCCCGATCCCCGTCAATCAACAAAGGGTTGGTAAAGCCAAACTCCTTAATGCTGGCCGCTATCTGCGAAACCTGTTGCTCGCTGTGCGTCCGGCTGTTGTTGATATACGGAATCAGGTCAGAAACCGCGATATACTCAATTTCCTTTTTATCCACGGTAAAAACCACGTTTAATCTGCTCCGTCTTTCCTCCGGGGTGTCCCGTCAGTCTTGGTTGATTTGATCCCTCGTAAATCTGCTCCGGGTCGTATTCGATTGATTTACCCCCCTGGTGTATCCGTGCAATCTCCCGCTTCCATTCCTCTAGATCGTCGAAGTCTTTGGGGATTAGCTTTATGTGGTCTTGCATTCAGGTTGTTTCATTTATGCGCCGTCGAGTCCGTCCATGACGATTCTCCAAAAGATAACCCCGCAAGCCGGAACCTACATACCTCTTTAAACTGGTGGAGTCGTCCGGGCGCCGCCCCCGGAGTTTGCCGTTAAGATCATTTAACTGATCTTATTTGGCCGTTCTACTCGACCCCATGAAAAAACCCGGCAGGATTGCTCCGACCGGGCTTTGTGTGCGCCTCAAGGGTTTAATCTTGACGCACGAATTACATGTTATCTGGTTACATACACTTTTCGGGCAAAGGTGTCAAGCGGCTATTTCCCCCTCACCAGCTCGGCAAACCGCCCCAGCCACTGCCTTAATATTTCCACCAACCCCTCCGTCGGGATTTTATATCTCCGCGCCGTTTCCTTTAACCCCGTCCCGTCGATCACCACCCCTAGAATCATATCCGCGTTAATCACTGATTCTTTCAACTCGTCGAGCCATGGCAAATACGCTTTTGACCTGATTAACGACAAATCTTCCGTCAGTGGTTCGTATTTACCCCCTCCCCCTCGATCATACCGCCCAATCCGAGCCATGCACGGCGCGGTGGTGGCGATGTAGAGCCTCTCGATGGTCAGAGCCGCAGAAAGGTGTTCATCGGCCAAGCGCCCCGCTTTATAGAGCCGCGCAATCGGCCCTGTAATCTGTGGCTTGGTCGCTGTCTCGCCTGTCGGCCCATCCTCGTTGTTCAGATTGGCGTATTTAAATTCCTCTAACAGTTCAACCAACTCAAACACGGCCAGTTGAGCAAAATGCCGCGCCGGTCCCGCACACACATTGGCTTGCCCCTGATATTTGTTTAGCAGTTGGACAGCCTTCTCCCGTGCGTCTGTCTTGCGCCCGACAAATTCAAACCTCAAAGCAGAGAGCGTTTTCATAAACAACCCCCATTCCTCTGTACTGGTGGCGCAATTGGGGAGAGGAATTACCTTGTTCATTCTTCCCCTTTCTGCCAGTTCATGCCGCCCTCTCCCTTATTTCCATTACGCCACACCATTCCAACCGGCCACCATCTGCGCCTTTTGCGCCCGGTGGAGTTTGGCCCTCTCCCGGTTTTTGTGCTGCTCGCAAAACGTCAGAAAATCGGCAATCGAGGGCGGGCTTGGGTATTTGTGGGTGCGGATTAAATCCGTTGCCGCCTGATCGAGAACGCAATCTGGAAACTCTGAAAACTGCCGGAACCATTCCTTCATTCCGCCCTCACTCGGCGGGGTCAGAACCGAAAACAGCCGGTCCAGAACAACCGCTAAACCCTTTTCTCCCGCCGGGGATAATCGCTTTTCCTCGGCAATCACCACCTGGGCCGCGTCATTCGCCACACTCACCGAAACAGGTAAATCCATGTTACCGTCCCATTCCTGCAACGATCCGGCTCCGTCGCTCGTCGTCAGAGATTTCCCCCTTGCGGGTAGTTTGACCACTTCGCCTATTTGCTTCATTTTTTCGCCTTTTCGCTTCCATTCTGCAAAAATTCCGATAAGCGGCGCGGTAACATTTGTAGGTTTTCCCGGTGGCTTGGCAGTATCCGCGCAAATCCTCCAACACCGCAGGGGGGTCGCATCCATACCGGATTGCGTATTGCTCGTCGTCATGGGTTAAAACAAAATCATCCAACAGGGGTTTTTCTTTTTTATATATTTTTTCTTTCTTTCTTTCTGGTATCTGGCTTCTGGTATGCTGCCTTGTTTTTTGCAGCCCTTTTCCCGTTAAGTTGTTGATTTCCCTTAATTCTGCCCTTTTCTCGGCGGTTTTTAATCCACCTTTCGCGCCATTTTCGACAAACTTTCGCGCTTCTTTCGCGTCGTTTTCGCGCGTTTTTTCTGCCCGAAAATTATCCAAACACTCTCCGCTTACGAAAATCTTGCCCTTGTCGATCAGTTTTTGGCGGATGATTTTCCACTTACGAACAGAGCAGCCACAGGCGCGGGAAATCCATTGGGGGTCGTCTGGTATTGCCGCGCCCCTGTCGTAAATCAGATCGAGACAAACCGAATATGCGCCCTTCTCCTCAAGGGATAATTCCAGGGTGCCGGTGATGAAGTCGGCCCCATAACGCTTATACCAAGGCCGTGCGCTCAAGCCGCCACCTTCCTTGCGAACGCCCTGCAATTCCCGCATAGGCGGTTGAACCTTCCGTCAGCCGTGAAATCCTTGTGGCATCTCAGGCATGTGCGCCCCACCTTTTCAATCTGCGGGTTCTCTGTTTTGATATAATCCTCAACCGTTCCTCGTCTGGTATAAAAACGGTGGGCGCAGGTCTTTGGGCGTCGGGTCAGCCTCTTGCCGATCTGCCGCCATGTTGCTTTGCGTTCCCGCATGGCATCCATTATCCTGTCGTCCTCCGACGTCCATTGTTTTCTCATGCCGCCTTCCTCATACGCCATGTCTGGGATAGTTTTCGTGTTGCTTCCTTGCGCTTAAACGTCACCCTCGCGCCGATCCGTGTAATAAGGGCGGCGAGGTTAGGATTGCGCTCAACCCGGCTCTCCGCAGCGTTTATGCCCTTGATTATGGTTGTGTGGTCACGATCCAACATCCGTCCGATTTGGGGCAGGGAAAGACTGGTGGAATTTCGCGCGATCAACATGACATATTGGCGAGGCCATGCAATATTCCTTGACCTGCGGGGAGAAAATATCCACTGAATCGGAATATCAAATTCCTTCGATACCTCAATAGCGATTTGCTCAACAACGTTCATTGAAGGCCCTCCTCACCGCGTATTTTCTCAGAAAGGCCCATAACGTATAAATCACCGTCACTTCCGTGGCCGACTGGACGGAGGGAACAAATCCCCAAAATGGCAGAACGTAATAGGTGAGAAGCCACGAACCGACAAAACCGACAAAAACATCCGTCAGGGTTTCAATTATGGAGTGACGGCGGGTTTGCTTCATGCCGCCCTCCCGTAAAAGGCCGTTGCCGGGATTTCTTCCTTGCCAAACAGATACCAGGCGCAATTATCTTTACCCGTCATCTTGGAATCGGGAATCCATTTCACCCGTCCAACCGACACGATCTTGACGCAGCGCTTCATGTATTCCGCAGATTGTTTCGTGTGCATCCAGTCGGCATCGAATAAAAGCCATGTCGGCGCTATGCTCGACAGGTGCAGAATGAGAGGGTGGAGGATTTTTCTATCCCACGGCGGGTTGGTGATAAAACAATCACCTAAACACTGGTCTATACTCAACGCATCAACACCGCCTTTAATGTCTGATTCAGCCATGCAAACATGGCCGTTCTTCCATAAGTGCCGCGCCAGATCGCCATCACCGTAACAAGGTTCATCGAACCCTGTGGGGATTTTTAAATGCGACAAAAGCGGAATCACGGCCTCATAAGGCGTCGGGTAAAAGTCCCGGTCTATACGCGGAAAATCAGACCGCTTACCCATCACCACCCGCCAGTTCGATATAAACACGGAACGGCATCACAACCAAAGTCTCCCGGTTATCCTCTCGCAGAAACAGAGCGTCATTATCGCCCAGCCATTCATTCAGCCATTTGGGGAATTGTTTTCGTGCCTTCACTTCGCAAACCAGGGGGGCAGATCGTCCCACGGGGTAAACGTCAATATCGGCGTCGTGGGTGTAATGGGAGGCTCCCGACATAGGGACTCTCACGGCGTCAATGCCGTGGTCTTTGTGGAGATTGACGATTTCCCGCTCAATCCTCGCGCCTTTGTCTCTGCTCTTTTTCCCCACCCCTTTTCCTTTCATGGGTGTTGTTATTCGTTACGCCGCCGCCCTCTGTGTGAATTTCATGGCAGGCGGTGGTGCATGGCTCCGGCAATGCCTTTCATGCGCCGCCAAAATTTCACCAGCTTTCTTTCCTCGCGGTGGTCAATCTTCCCGCCCAAGGCGTCGGCATATTCCAAACTGCCTTGCGCGAGATAAAAGTTGGCATCCATGTGATTGGTGTCGAACCCGTCAATGTTGTGGGTTTCCATGACGGTAAAAACAGCATTTAAAAGATCAGGCCTGGAATCCGTCGCCCGCTCCACCGATTGCGCCGACGCGCACAATTCCGCGAAAAGAGCCGTCTGGGAATTA